TATTAATACGGTGATGAAACAAACTTCCGTTTCGCCATCCTTATTAGATAGTCTTGTACCTGTGGTTTACAAGCGACGGTTTCGTTACTATTTATCTGAAGAAGAAAATAGTAGACCGCCACTTCTCGAAAACTTAGGAGCAAGTGATGTCTTAAGTAACGCCTGGGAGTTAACTCACCTAAGTGTTGTTTTTGATTATTTCCTGCCGATGGGTGACTATTTAGCCGCTATCCACACTCTACCGCTTCTAAAGGGTGAGTTATGGTATACTGACAGTATCGAGTGTTATTTCGATGCTTCGTACTCGGGAACGAGTCCGAATCTCCTAGGTTTTTCTACCTCTGGGGGTCAATTATATGTGAATAGATATCAGGTTGCCGCTAATGCGATTGCCGCTTATGATATTCCAATGCCTGAATTCGTTAAATTGAAGGAAGCATTGAATCCCGTAAGATTCGGTAATTTATTAGCGTTAACAATGAGTTCCGCTTTTGGCCTTAAACCTCCTAAGAAAGTTCCGACTTGGCAAGCAGCTCGGGCCCAGCATTACATGCAGGCTCAAAACGCTTACAATAGGACTATCTAGGTTTTTATTAACGTGCGCAAGCACACTTTGTTTATTTAAGGAATTTAACTATGCCAGCAATGACAGATCTGCTCGTCTATGACGATGCACCAACCCCTGCCGAATTTGTATTCGAACCAATATCCGATTCTCAAACCACTGCGGTTTGGCGGACTAACTCGACTGGTGTTCCAGAAGAGGGTCAAAAGCGTTTGTCGCTTTTACTGGAGAAAATCAAAGGTGGCAAGTGGAAGTCCTCCGCAAAACTGGAAGTACCAGTAATGGAATCGGTGGGCGCTTCTAATGCTCTAGGCTATGTGTCCGCTCCAAAAGTGGCTCACACGGTGGTTACGATTATTACCCAATATTCGTCATCTCGTGCGACAACTCAGGATCGGGCAAATTCATTGAAGATGGCAGTTGGCTTACTCGCCGCAAATAATGTTACTACGACCAGCGTGCCGTATAACACTGTTGCAAATGGCGGTTTCGTCACTACAACTCGCTTGTTATTAAAAGCGTTTATATCTTTAGTTAAACCTAACTAACAGTTTAACCCTCTTGTAGGGTTACCTCCTTATATTACAGGAATATTATCATGTTTACTCATCACTTGAGCGTTAGTGCGTCTATTAAACTATTATTGGACGTATCCCGGGAACTACTGGACGGCGTGCTGTTATATGATTCACAGAATCAGCAGTACGAGTTCACCTCACCTCTGACAAATGATTTATTAATTTTGTCAGGTTGTGTCGCGTCTTGGCGTATGTATGAAGAATTAGGACCAGTCCTAAATACTGAATACGATACTGCATCAGTCCGTGGCCAATATCTTAGATCAATTCTAGACCGTAAGCTGGATTTCGTAAGTCTTTCTGAAATCTTTAGCGAATGGTATAAAGGTGACAAGGCAGGTGAGTTACAGATCAATGAAGAGATTTTTGTCTTTAATCAAGTGCAGGCACTGTTTTCTAAGCAGAGCTACATTGATGCCGGATATGATCCTTCAGCGAAATGTAAGGACAAGTTCTTTTTGTCAGAGTCGGATTGTCGATTAAGTAACGAGAGAATAGAACAGAGTCAGGATTTGGATCCTGATGTTGCAGCAGTAGTTTATTACGCTCAGCAGAAAATCTCTGATATATTATATCGTGCGTTCCCAGAAGGACCGCGACCTATATCGGAATGCAATCCATCCTTTGGACCGGGGAGCAACACTAGTTTGCGTGGCGATGGCCCATTTAATCTTCGCAAGAAGTTGGGCGCATCGATAGGTTGTTCACCTAATAGTATACCTATTTTGGGTTCAATGGTAGAGCAGTTGCCTCTTTTAGCAATTGCAAATACCGTCGGATTATCTCAAGATAGTTTCTATACGTCAGTTAGTATTGACGTAGCTGTATACGACGAGGTGCCAAAGAATGTCGAAGAACATCGTGGGTCAGTTACTGAACCCTCTTTAACCGGAGCATACCAAAGATGTTATGGTGTGGACCTAAAAGATGCTCTTCTTCTTGATGGATGTAACTTACGTGATCAATCTCATAACCAGCGAAAAGCTTATTATGCTAGTTTTGATGACGAAAACGTGTGGTGTAACAACCAACGCGTTGTGACAGTTGATTCCTCACGCGCTTCTGATACTGTTAGTATTGAGGCTGTGTGGTTATTGCTACCTTTTGAATGGGCAGCACGGCTAGATGAGTTACGTTCTCCTGATGTCTTGATGGAAGGCGTTGGTGTAATACACCAACAGAAGTTTTCCTCAATGGGGAATGGTTACACTTTTGAATTAGAGAGCTTGATTTTCTGGGCTGTCCTTCATGCAAGCATGAAATATTCTAAGGTGAAACCGTCTGTCAATAAT